GATGGTCAGATGCAATCAATGCACACGAACTTAATGTAAGAGATGCCGCATACTATAATATTACATCTGGGGCCGGGGCTGAAGGAACATATAAGTGGGATGGGGAAATCTACCACACCGATAAATCTGGTAATGTCATTTCAGCTTATAAAATGGTCGGTTGCTTTCCTTCAGAAATTAGCGCAATGGATATGGCATGGGACACTAACGATACTATCCAAGAATTTACTGTAACGCTACAATATGATTATGTTATTCCATTAACAAATAATTCTATTATTGCTAAAAATGCCGTAGCAGCTAAGGGTGAACAAATTTAGAACACCCAATTAAAGAATAATTATTGTTCATTAAAAGAAAGCTCCTCTATAGGGGCTTTTTTATTTTTAAAACTAAATATTATTATAATAAAAATAAATAATAATTTAGGATTTTATTTATGAATATATTAAACAATCGAAAAATTTATGCCATCTATAAAAATACCATTCAAAGGTTTTCTGATGGAATAACATTACAAGGTTGGCTAATTGTTCAAGCTGTAACTGACTATGATGAAGCTATAGAATATATGCATTTACATTCTGGAGAATTTAAAATTGAAGAGAAATCTATAGATGATTGTTGGAAAGATTTATTATCAGAATTTGAAATTAAGGACAGAGAAAATTTTAACCAATAATAAAGTCTATTCCTAAATATGAATGATAATTAATAAAATATTTAAAATAATACTATGTCTAATTCATCTTTATATATATCAAATCAACAAAAAATGATAATGGAATCCACGTTTGGGTTTCGATTTTCTAAACAAAAATCAGAATTAGAGAAACATAAGACACCAACATTTACTGCCCCAACCAATATGGATGGTAGCGTTGTCTTCGATTCTGATATATTATCCCCTGTATTTTCAGCACTTTATGATACTAAATCTGTTTTCGGGACAGAAATCGAACTCATCAACAAATATAGAGAGATGAGTATATATTCTGAGATTGAATCTGCTATAGATGAAATTGTGAATGAAATGGTTGTTGTTGACACGAAACAGCCATCAGCTGCAATAGTTTTCGGAGAAGATTTTAAATTTTCTGAAGAATTACAAAATAGAATTCAACAAGAGTTTAGAGCAGTTTTACGATTATTAAATTTTAATAGACAAGCTTATGAAATAGTTAAACGATGGTATATAGATGGTAAAATTTATTATCAATTAGTTATAGATAACGAAAATCCTAGAAAAGGTATTCTAGAATTACGTAACATAGATCCTAGACAAATTAAAAAAATTAGAGAAGTAATAAAAACTAGAGATCCAAATCTTAATGTAGATGTTGTTAAAGAGATCAAAGAATATTTCATTTACGATCCGACCGGACAAAGTGGAACAGAACATACTATGTCTATAGTTAATGGTATAAGAATTACAACAGATCAAATTGCTTTTGCAAATTCTGGAAATTTAAATCAAGATGGTTCCGTGGTTTTAAGTTATTTACATAAAGCTATGAAAGCTTATAATAATTTAAAGATTATGGAAGATTCTATGGTAGTCTATAGAATCGTTCGAGCACCAGAAAGAAGAGTATTTAATATTGATACTATGGATTTACCTCCTGTTAAAGCTTATCAATATGTTCAAAATATAATGACCCAATATAAAAACAAATTAGTTTACGATGCTTCGACCGGAGAAGTGAGAGACGATAGACGGTATATGACAATGCTCGAAGATTATTGGTTCCCGAAACGCTCAGACGGAAGGGGTTCTGAAGTGACAACATTACCAGGCGGACAATCATTATCAGAATTAGCTGATGTTGAATATTTTCAGAAAAAGTTATATAGATCATTACATATTCCAATTACTCGTTTAGAACCTACAACCGGTTTTAATTTAGGTAAAGCCTCTGAGATAACCCAACAGGAAGAGAAATTTGCCTCATTTATAACCCGTTTACGCTACCAATTTTCACACTTGTTCGATCAACTTTTACGTGCACAACTAATATTAAAGGGTATTACCACCCCAGACGATTGGGAATATATTAAAGAAAACCTATACTATGATTTTCTGTCTGATTCTCATTTTTCAGAACTATTAAAAGCTGAACTTTTAAAAAGTCGATTAGATGTATTGGATCAAGCACAACAATATGTCGGAACTTATTTTTCAAAAGAATTTGTTAAACGTTTCATTTTGATGCAAACTGATTCTGAAATAGAAGAAATTGAACAAGAAATTAAAAAGGAAGCTGCCCAAGAATCTGGAGAGAGCATAGAAGAACCTTCAATTGAAGCTACTCCAACACAAGAAGTTTCTCCAGAAGAAGAGGTTCCAGCAGAAACAGAACCACCTGAAGAAGAAAATCCTCCTTCAGAACAACCCGAAACCCCAGAACAATTTTAATATGTGTGAAGCGAATACGACCAAAAAGGTTTGTAGAATTTGTAATGTTGAGTTGATTGTTGACAAAACTTGGCGAGAACATAGGGTTAATCGCAATGATAAAATTTGTATTAATTGTAATAGAATAGAGAAAAGAGAATATGATAAACAATATAAAATTAAAAATAAATTAAAAATAAAAGAAAAAAATAAAATATATTCGGAAAAAACAAGAGCAGAAAAAAGAGAATATGATCGATTGTATAGATTAAATAATAAAGAAAAATCTAAACAATACCAGAAACAATACTATGAAAATAATAAAGAAAAAATAAAATCAAAAGATAAAAGATATTATCAACTTAATAAAGAAATAATAGATCAAAAACATAAGATATATAGAGAAAATAATAAAGATAAATTTAAAATATATCATAAGAAAACTTATCAAAAAGAAAAAGAACGGAAGAAATTAGACACCAATTTTAAAATAACCAAATTATTAAGAAGCAGAATAAACAAAGCTGTAAAAAGAAATCAGAAATCCGGTTCAGCTGTAAGAGATTTAGGATGTTCGATTTCCGAATTTAAAACATACTTAGAATCAAAATTCCAAGAAGGTATGTCTTGGAACAACTGGAGCACAGAGGGTTGGCACCTCGATCATATTATCCCTTTAAGTTCCTTCGATTTAACAGATCGAGAACAGTTTTTAAAAGCGTGCCACTATACAAATTTACAGCCATTATGGGCTAAAGAGAATATAACTAAAGGTGCTAAATTACATAAGCAAATAATAGAGGATAATCAAAATGCCACTACCTAAACAATATTATCCACAAGATCAATATATGTTATCTAGCGATGATGTCAGAAATGACATATCAAAAGAAAACCAATATATAGAAAAGGCTAAAAACCTTTCAAATTTAATTGATAAACATAAAAATCAATTCATAATAGTTGACGAATCTTTTTTATCATATATTGATGAACAAGATAAAGAAATGATTAGTTTTGGGTGGCAAGTTGAGATTGGACGAATTCTTTTAGAAGTCTATATTTATAGTTATATAAATAATAAAAGAAGTAATGAAAAGAAGGATTTAATTAGATTTTTAGCTAAAAAACCTTTATCACCAAAATATTTTAATGAAGTAGAAAAAATTATTAATAAATTAGAATTAGTTAAACGAAATGTTAAACATAATAAGGTGTAATATTATATGAGAAAAATTAAACAATTTATTGATTATATTAAAAAAGGTAATGATTCTGAAGCGTTGAAGTGTTTAAATATGGAATTAGATTTAAAAACTTACGAACAAATTTTAAAAAAGAAAAAAGATATAGCCAAATCTTTATTTCCATTAAAAAACAAAATTAAAAAATAGAGTTATGAAAACTTTAAAACTTTTAATAGAAGAAAATTTTCAAGAAATTGAATTAGTTAAAGAGAATATAGATCCTAAAAAGAAGGATTATTATATTCAAGGTATTTTTATGCAAGGAGATCTTCAAAATAAAAATGGAAGAGTATATCCTTGTAAAATATTAGAGAGAGAAGTTAATAGATATAACGATATCTATGTAAGAACCAAACGAGCTTTAGGAGAATTAAACCATCCTGAAAGTCCGAACGTAAATCCAGAAAGAGCTTCCCACTATGTAACCGAATTAAAAATGGAAGGACCTAATGTTTTTGGTAAAGCTAAAATAATAAAAAGTAATCCTGTTGGTAAAATTGTTATAGGACTATTAGATGAAGGAATTTCTCTTGGCGTATCATCTAGAGGTTTAGGTTCTTTAATAGAACTTTCTAATGGTATTAAAGAAGTACAAGATGATTTTCAATTACAAGCTATTGATATTGTTAGTGATCCTTCTGCTCCAGGAGCGTTTGTTCAGTGTATTCATGAGTCTAAAGAATGGATTTATGAAGGCGGAGTTTGGAAGGAAGCTTTAATAGAAAAGGCTAAAAAGGCAATTAATAAAATTTCTAAAAAGAATTCAGAACAAAAAATATTACAAATTTTTGAGAAATTTATTAATAAAATCTAAGCAAAGATTAAATTTTCCTAAATAAAAATAACGAGTAATCGTATTTATAATTTTATTTAACTATATAAAAATATCAGGAGTTTTTAAGATGGCTTCTAAATTTAGACAAAAATTAGGTATAATGAGCGAAGAAGAATTGAAAGATTTAATTCATGGTAAAATAAAAGAAAAAGATGAAAAGGATGAAGAAAAAAAGGATGATGAAGAAGTGAAGGAGGTTGCTAATTCAGACGTTGAAGGCGACGAAGAAAAGGTCGAAGAAATGTCTGATGAGGAAGAGGGTGAAGAAGATGACGTTAAAGAAGCTTCTGACGAAGATTCTGACGAAGACGAGGTTGAAGAATCATCCGAAGAGGAAGAGGGTGAAGAAGATGACGAAGAAGTAGAAGAAGCTGCTAAAGACGATGCTGATGCTGAATTCGACATTAATGACGATTCTGACGTTTTCTTAGATGACGAAGAAGAAGACAAAGTAAAGGAATCTGCTGATTCAGACGAAGATGATGAAGAAAAGGTCGAAGAAGCAAAAGACGAAGAAGACGACGAAGAAAAGGTCGAAGAAGCAAAAGACGAAGAAGACGACGAAGAAAAGGCAAAGAAACCTACCGTTGACGTGGAAGAAGACGTTACCGCACTTTTAAACGGCGAAGATTTGTCTGAAAATTTTAAATCTAAAGCAAAAATGATAATGGAGGGAGCAGTTAAACGCAAAGTATTACAATATGCTAAAACATTAAAACTCCGTTATAATAAAAAGCTTCGTTCAGCCAAGGATGCTATAACTGAAAAAGTAGTAGAACACGTTGATGATTATTTAGATTATGTAGTAGAAGGCTGGATGGAGGAAAATAAAGTAGCTGTTGAACACGGTATTAGAACCGAAATAACAGAAGAATTTATAAATGACCTTCGTAACTTGTTTGAAACTCATAATATTATGATTCCAAAGGGAAAAGAAAATTTAGTAGAATCACAAGCTAAGGCTATAGAATCTCTACAAACACAATTAAATGAACAAATTAAGAAAAATGTTTCCCTCAGAAAAGTTATAAATGAACAAAAAAAGGTTTCAATATTTAGGGATACTTGCGAAGGACTAACTGACACCCAAATTGAAAAATTTAAATCATTAACTAAAGATATTGGTTTTGATGATTCTTATTCTGACAAATTAAACACAATTAAAGAAAGTTATTTTTCAGCTAAGGCTAAGAAAAATGATGATTATATAAAAGAAAATTTTGTCGAAGAAAAGAAGGAACCGAAATCGAAAGTCGATGAAATGGATTATTATGTCAATGCCCTAAAAAGAAGTTACTAATAATTAAAAAAAATTAAAATTTTATTTTAAAAAAACAATAGGAGTTAATTAAAATATATGGCAACCCCAATTCAACCAACAAATTCGTTGCTTGAGAAGTGGAATAAGGTTATTTCAAATGAAGAACTTAGTCCAATCAAAAGCGCAGAAAAAAGAAGAATTATTGCACGCCTTTTAGAGCATCAAGAGCTTTTTAATAAGGGTGTTATGACAGACATTTCTGGCGGTTACACGTCACTGAATGAAGAAGAAGCACCAAACGCCGTAGGCGCAGGTGTTACTTATAACGGTAATCCAAATTTGAAAGGATATGATCCTGTTCTAATTGCAATGATTCGTCGTCTATATCCTAATCTTATAGCTTTCGATCTTTGTGGCGTTCAACCTATGAATGCTCCAACTGGTCTAATCTTTGCTTTAAGAAGTATGTATACAGCTCAAGGCGGACAAGAAGCTCTATATAGAGAAGCTAACACAGCTTTCTCCGGTACAGGTACACACAGTACACCTCTCGATCCTTTTGATCCTCTTCTCTCTACAGGTATTGGATTGGATACAGCTATTGGTGAGCAGTTGGGTGCTGGTGCTCCTAATGCTAATTTTCCACACATGGCATTTAACATCGAAAGAGTATCCGTTACCGCTAAAACCCGTGCTCTGCAAGCTCAATTCACTACAGAACTGGAACAAGATTTGAAGGTTATTCACGGCTTAGATGCTAAGAATATTCTTGCTGATATTTGTTCGCACGAAATCAATGCTGAAATCAACCGAGAAATCATTCGTACCTTGTATTTGATTTCTGTTGTTGGAGCGCAAAATGGCGTTCAAACTCCAGGAGAATTTGATTTGACAGTTGACAGTAATGGTCGCTGGCTCGTCGAACAATTTAAGGGTTTGATGTATCAAATGGAACGCGATTGTAATCAGATTGCAAAGGATACACGTAGAGGAAAGGGTAATTTCGTATTGACATCTTCAGATGTTGCTGCTGCTTTGACAATGGCAGGACTTCTTGATTACGGTCAATCAGATCTTAAGGATAATCTGAATGTTGATGATACTGGAAATACCTACGTTGGTCGTTTGAATGGACGTTTAGACATTTATGTTGATCCATATCAAGTTACTGGCGATACCAACTTCTATCTGGCTGGTTTTAAGGGCAAGAACGTTTACGACTCAGGGTTATTCTACTGCCCATACGTTCCGCTTCAAATGTTTGAAGCAATTGATCCCAATAGCTACCAGCGTAAGATGGGATTTAAGACCCGTTATGGTCTTGTTGCAAACCCATTCTCTAATATAAATGGTGACAGCAACGGAGCTTTGGTTACAAATAGTAACGTTTACTATAGAAAAGTAAAAGTTCTAAGCCTCATCTAATTTTTATAAATTAGATAATCGACAAAAAGGGAGCTTCGGCTCCCTTTTTTATTTACGGTGATAATAATTTTAAATTGACATAAAGAATCTCCTATCATATATTGAATACGATGGTGTATGATAGGAGATTCTACATGAAAAAATGTATAAAATGTAATATTAAGTTGGTTGTTGGAGAAAATTGGCTTAAATGTCAAGTTAATAATTATAGTTATATTTGTAAAGAATGTAGGAGGAAAAATAATAAACCTAACAAAAACATTCGAAAAATACAATATAGGAATGATATAAAATTGTGTCGAAAATGTAATGAAGAATTACTTGTTGGTGATAATTGGTTAGAAACTTTCGTTAAAAATAATGATTATATTTGTAATAAATGTAAATCTAAATACGGAACTCTTCATTATAATAAAAATAAAAGTGATAAATGTAAATATCAAAAAGAATATTATAATATACACAAGGAAAAGATTTTCTATCAAAGAAACGATTATGAAAGAAAAAGGCGAAAGACAGATCCAAATTTTAAATTACGAAAGTTATTAAGAAGTAGATTGAGAAACACATTAAAAGGAAATTATAGAACCGGTTCAGCCGTTCGAGACTTAGGGTGTACAATAGATGAACTTAAAGTTTATTTAGAATCTAAATTCCAAGAAGGTATGACTTGGGAAAATCATGGTACAATTTGGCATATAGATCATATTGAACCATTATGTTCATTTGATTTGACTCATCATGAACAACTATTAGCTGCAATTCATTTTACAAACCTTAGACCAATATTTAAAGAAGAAAATTTATCAAAAATTTCATATGATAAAAAGAAATCTGTAAAAATTAGATAATCGACAAAAAGGGAGCTTCGGCTCCCTTTTTTATTGCAATTGAGTTTATATTATGATATTAATAAATTGTTATTTTATTATTAAATAAGTGAAATATTAAATGAGTAAAAAATTATCTATAGAACAACGAAATCAATTAAATGATGTTAATTTTTTAACAAAATTACATCATGATGATAAACTATCATTACGACAAATTTCCAATAAATTGTCGGTATCATATTCGAGTGTTAAAGCTTCTTTCACTAAACTCAATATCAAGAAATATAGATACATAGATCAAGAGAATAATAAGAGAGAAGAAACTTCTCTAAAATTATTTGGTAAAAGAAATAAAAATTTAAAAATTCAAGATGATTTAATATTTAAAAATATCAATAATCCTGATTGGTTAAAAATACAAAACAATATTAATAAAAAATCTATTCCAGATTTATCTAAAGAACTTAATGTTTCTAAAGATATATTAAAATATAATTTCAAAAAATATAATATAGAAATTTTGAGATATAATGATATAGCTTTAGAGAAACGTGTTAAAACACATCAAGATAAATATGGTGTGTCGTTTGCTTTACAACATCCAAAATTTAAAGATAAAGTTACTAAAACTTCTTATTTAAAATATAAAAGAAAACATCATAAACAACGGCACATTTCCGAAGAATTATTAATATTATTAGATAGTAAGGAATGGTTAATAGAACAACACCACACTTTGAAAAAGTCCATAAATCTTATAGCCTATGAATGTAAAGTTGGTGATGGTTTGATTAATAGACAATTACGAAAATACGATATAGAAATTATTCCTTACACTAATATTTCAGTTCAAGAGAAGGAAATAATAGACTATATAAAATTGATAAAAGAAGATATTATTATTATTCAAAATGATAGAAATATTATTAGTCCTTTGGAATTAGATATATATTTACCAGAATATAAATTAGCTATCGAGTTTGATGGATTATATTGGCATAGTTATGATCGAAAAGAGTCCAATAGTGAAGTAAATAAACATTTAGAAAAAACAATGTTATGTGAATCTAATAATATACAACTAATTCATATTTTTGAAAATGAATGGGAAAATAAAAAAGATATAATTAAATCTATTATACTTAATAAATTAGGGTTTAGTCATAAAATATTTGCTAGAAAATGTGAAGTTAGAGAAATTGATTTAAATTCAACCCAAATTTTTTTAAACGAAAATCATTTACAAGGATATTGTTATTCATCAATAAGATTG